CAATTCTTAGCCATCATCACCCGGATCGGCCAGGGGTCGTTAAACACATTCCCCTCGCCGACGATCATCTCCAGGTTGATAGTGGCCTTGTTGTGCGACCCGGACAGATCCACCGTGGTCGTCCCGAGTTCGGCCTCAATCGTCACGTCTGAGTATTGCAAAGTTGATGAGCTTGCCATTGTCTTACCTCCTAAAGTGTTTCTGGTAGTTTATCTAATTCGCGGTCACGCTTGCGACCGCCCCGGCGTTGATAGTTTTGCAATTCGACCGGTTCAGCCGGCCGGATAATGCCCTTTTCAATCAGGATCAAGGCTGCCGTGTCATCAAATGGGATGATCTTGCCCGGTGGCATAATGCGCTTGAAACGCTCGACATATACGTTTTTCACGATCACATAATCTTTCATCCATTGCCCTCCAGTGACACGATGACCGCCCAGTATTCGACATTCCCGATGGTTACGATCCCCTGGCGCATAGTCCAGCTAAAGGCGCCCTGCGTCGGGCGGGTCATAGCGCGCAAGGCGGTGGTGGCGTTATCCATCATCGCAACCGTGTTCGTAAAATTTGGCTGGTTAGTGTTCTGTGCGGTTGGCTCGTAGGCGATAACGAAATCCATCCGCATGACATGACCCAGGTTGCCGCCCTGGTTGAAGATGATCGGCTGGTCGCCGCCCGCCGGAATCAATGGGAACGAGGCCGGCAGGTCCGCCGTTCCAATGGACTGTGGCGGATAGGCGTATTTGCGCGTCACGCCCGTGATGGTCAGGCCGGCAACCGCAGCGACGAACGAGGCGTAAGTTGTGGGCGTCATAAGGCTGGTTTCCTGTAATTATCTAAAATCGCCTTGACGTCTTTCGGGACGCCCTGCGGTATCATAATCACCCCGGCGTCAGGCAGGGCAGTCGTGTCAAATACCGAACTGTCTTTTTGTCGAAAGTAATAAGCCGCCAGGCGCATGGTGGCAAAGATAATATCCTGTGGGGGCGTCGTGGAATAGGCCCAGCGCCCCAGGATCGTTATGCCAGTTTCGGGGTCGCTGGTATAGTCCCAGAAGTTGCTGGTCGAACTGAGTATCTTGAAACCGTACCAGGGCGTCGTGTTGCGCGGCTGGGTGATGAAATCGGTATCCTTGACCAGGACTACCGGCGTCCCATCCACATCGCTGGTGACGGTCGTCACCGCGCACAGATCCTCGTCAAACCAGATGCAATCGCCTTCTGTATCCTCGCCAACCGTGAAATAATGGGTGGTATCGGCATCGCAGGTGAACACCCGCTTGGTGTAGTTCTCGATATACTTCTCGGCTTTGGCAATCAGGCTGGTGATCAGCGCATCATCGTCTGATCCGCTTATCCCCATGTACGCCTTGACGTCTGCCGTGGATACATACGTTGCAACCGAGGACCAGGACGAGCCGACCACGCTGTACAGCAGATTTTGCTGAACCGCCCCCGCGCCCGTGACCTTGACCGCCAGCGGCCCGGCGGTATCGGTTTCAGCGATCGCGAAGACATAAGAATACCAACCGCTGCCGATCTCCGCTTTTGTCCCCGCGCTGGCGCCGAATGCGCCGCCGTTCTTGGATACCTGCAAGGTGAAGGTCGCGCCTAGACCGGTCACTTCTGTACCGTCGGTATCCACCAGGACGAATGTAATCTTTGCCGCTGTATTGATCAATATGTCAGTCATTCTTTGTAAAATCCTTTTGGCAGTGACCGCCGAATGCCCTTAAACAAAGATTGAATAAAGCCACCTGCTGCGCCCGGAATTGCCGCAATTAGAGCGCCCGCGCTGGTGAGTGCCCCGGATACCGCGACGGCGATCCGCCTGGCAATCGAGCCTTCAGGCGCCAGCGTCCCCGCCAACGACTTGCCGGTCTGTATCGTCAAAGCTCCAGCCGATGTCAACGCGCCGCCGACCGCCACCAGTGCGGCCTTGATCGTTGTCACCGCGCCGGATGACGTTAGCTCGCCCGCCATTGTCAATGCGGCTCGCTTGACTACTACGCCTGCCGATGTCAGCGCGCCGGATAACGCCGTTGCTGTGGATTTGATTATTCCGCCGTCTGGCGCAATCGTACCGGCCAGCGTCTTGCCAGTCTGTAATACCAGTGCCCCCGCGCTGGTCAGCTCCCCGCCAACCGTAGCCAAAATCGTCCCGGTCTTTAAAGTCGCCAATTCGCCTGCACTGGCAAGCGCCCCGGCCAATATCTTCACCGTTTGCCTGACCAATTCGCCATCCGGTGTAATTGCCCCGGCCAGCGCCTTGCCGGTTTGCATCACAACCGCCCCAGCGCTGGTCAGTGTTCCGCCAACCGCCATGACCGCCGCCTTGACGGTGGCGACTGCGCCCGTGGAGGTCAATTCGCCTGCCAGGGTTTTTGCCGTTTGCTTGATGGCTATCCCGGTGCTAGTCAATTCGCCTGCCAGCGTTTTGCCAGTCCGCATAACCACCGAGCCAGCCGTGGTGAGTGTCCCTGCCAGAGCGATGACCGCCGCCTTGACAGTCGCCACAATACCAGAAGGCGTCAATGCCCCGGATAGTGGCTTGCTTGTTCGCCTAGCGACCTCTCCCGCGCTGGTCAATGCACCCGCCTGGCTGGTTAATCCGGTTTTCGAGAATAACCCGCCGGTTGTTGGGGCGATGCTTCCGTCTAACGCTTTGCCCGCTCGCTTGAGCGCCGTTCCTGCCGAGGTCAGCGCACCGGCCACAATCTTATGCACCGAATTTGTCAGCGCACCAGCTGGCGTCAATTCACCCGCAACCGCCTGCTCGTATTCATTCCCACCGCCGCCGGTAAACTCGGTTAACAGCTCGCCCGCGCTGGTCAGCGCACCTGAAATAATTTTGCGCGCCGCGTTGATGAGCGCCCCAGCGGGTGTCATTGCCCCCGCATTGGTCAATGGGTATTTTATAGCCGGATAAGACGTGGTGTAATCGGTCGTGCCGTCCGCCGTGCCTGTCCCGCCGGGATCAGCAACAACACTGTCTGCTTTGCCCTTCCAATAAAATTGCAAATTGGTTGTATAAAATGCGGGCGAATTTCCACCAGCCAGGGCAGTGATGGTCGTGCCATCTAATACCGCATTCCATACTGCGACCTCGCCAATCTTTCCGTCAAAGTTTCGATTATCGTCCGAGTAGCGCCCTCCAACGCACCACAACCCCGTTATTGCTGTTTCGGTGGCTCCATCTTGAAATGTTCCATCTATATAAGAAACCTCAGAACCATTAATATATAAATGGATTGTATCTGCATCATTAAACGTTCCATCGTGCGTTACTAATGCATGTGTCCATTGTTCATTCGACCATTGCGTGGGGCCAGATATTCTTACCAGGCTGGTCGATCCAACTCTCCCAAGTCCTAATGATCGATCCCCATTCTGACCAACCGAGAAGTAAATACCCGCCGCATTTGTAGCCGGACCCAAATTGACAATATATCTGGACGACAATGCCGAATCTGAATAAATCCAGGCAGAGATTGTAATAGGTCCGCCCGCCGGGTTCATTACATTGGACCAATTTATTCGATCAGTCGAGCCGTTGAAATCACGGGCCATAAGTAAATCTCCCGTCATTCAACAGCTCATATAAGGCTTTCATGGTGTTTTCACCATATGTTTTATATTCAGCCACACCACGTGCTAATTCTAAGCCTTGTTCTATGGACATTGCCAGACTTGCACTGTAAGTATCCTTCCAAAGATAGCGGAGTGAAGTCGTTATATTTTCTTCCAGCAAGTTGAAGTCCGCGTCCAATGTCTGCATTTCGGTGTTGAAATACCCATAATTGCCGCCGGTGTCGCCTGATTGCACGTTTCCGTGAATATCTGTATTGTCATAATAAGAGTGATAATCCAAACCCACATCAATCGTCCCGCCGGTATCAGCAGTCATCGCCGCCCGAAATGCGGTGGTACATTCCAAATCGTTGGCGTCCCATTCGCGGTTATGATCTCTTGTTGCGTCCTCCGGGCAGGACCGGAAATAACCCGCCCAGACACCTTGCGGATTAGTACATGGATAAACGTAGAACTCGAACCAATCTAGCAGCGTTTCAGCATTAGCCGCCCCGCTCAAGAGCCAATCCACTGCGCTCTCAAACGCGAACACGCCCGGTGTTTCAGATGGATGGTTAAAAGAACTTAAGATCGCCTTGTTCTTATTTCCCACCCGATCTCCCGTAATCTTGAAGCCGTAGAATGACAATGCTGGCGCAGTTCGCCCGCTTCCATCGCCCGCGCTTCTTGGGGTTGCCGCGTCGATCACCCCGTCCGTGCTGCTGGTGGTATCGCTTACCCTGGAAGTATAGGACATCCATTGCGCCACTTTGCGCTGTACCCGGCTGAATGGATACAGCGGCAGGGCTGCGACATAAATCACCCCAGCCGGGAATGCGCTATCATTGCTAAATTCCAAATCCGTCTCGCCAATGGTAACGTTATCGAAATCGTTCCATGCGTCGGTGTCGTCGGCAATAGCCCAGCAGCATAACCGCTCGCCCGCTGCCATGTTGAGATGGTCGGCCTTGGCAATCAGGAAGGTTGGCGTAGCGCCGCCCAGCTCATTCGACCGGACGGCCCACCACGCCCATTGGCTGTTCCAATGCTTGACCGGCGTTATGCGAATTGAACTCGTGCCCTCAATCGCGGCAAAGCTGCCTTGATCGAAGTCGCGCTCGTATCGCGTCCCGACGCCAACCCGACTGACCAGAGCCATTTACCCGCCTGCGGTCAAGGTCAACGAATACGTGAACTGAATACTATCGCCATTGACCACATTGATCGCCGCAAATTCGCTGCGGTCCATCAGCGTGACGCTGGTCGATGCGTTGAACAGCCCGTGCTCTGTGATCGCCTTGCCGGTGGTATAACTGATCGTCCCAACGCTGGTATAGATATTGTGCGCGGTTTCGGTCTGCGTCCCAGTCGCCCGGCTCTCTCCGTCTGTCGTCTCGATGTCGGTGTCGGTGATTTCCGGGTCGGTCGTTCCAACGCCCGAGTCGTGATACTTGAAATCGCCAAAGGCACTGGTTTCGGTCTGGAGTTGGTCGGTCACGAAATCTACAAATGCGGTCGTGACCACCCGGTAGTCCAGCACGCCGAAGCGCACGCGCTGCCCGTTGGCCTTGATCAGCGTTGCCTCTAACTTCCCGTAAGCCGTCATCAGCCCAAAGAAATTGGCAATCGGGTTGACGATAAACACGCCGATCAAGCTCTTGATCTTCGACCAGCGCAGCCAGTTGGCGACAAACCACCACAGCCCCGGCCCCGGTGCACGGATCACCCGCGCATTCAACTTGCCTTGCATTGCTACATTTCCGTTCATTGTCAAACCTCCTGATCTAATGGTTCAATCTCAAACATTGTTCTGTCCGTGTTGATCGTCGGCCAAACTACCGCCATGCTGTTGTGGTTCAATATATGCCCACACACAACCCCGAGATCATGCTTTTGTACAAATCCATGCGCCTTACAATCCAGCGCAAAATACCAATCATCGGCCATCGAGCCGGATAGCCTGAATTCGATCTTTTCCAGCACCCGCCGGTGAATCAGCGTGCAGCCCATCCCGACGCCCTGAGTGGTGATAATCCGGCCCCATTGCGCCGCGGCATAATTGCGCTTACTGTCGATGCTCTTGCCGGTCGCCTTGCTGATCTCATGGAAGGCGAGCCATTGATGTTGCCCATGACGTGAACAGTACAGCCCATAGGCTACATCTGCATCAATTGCCGCCAGCCTGGTGAGTGTATTGGGCGGGACGATCATATCCGCCTCGATAGATAGCATGGCGTCGTAATTGCCATCCAGGACCATCTTGCGCGCCCGGTTATGCTTGTGCATCAGGTTCAGCGTTCCGATTTCCTGCCCCGGCTCATCGTGGCGGGCAAAGACAATATCCAGCGGGTCGTCATATTCCAGCGTCAAGATGCTCTGAACGGTACGCCCATAGATGCGCGGCATTGTTGGGGCGAGTGGGCAGAATACCAGCACTTTCATACGATAAATTCCTTGCGATAGCGCCGCTTAACGAACAGATAACCCCTCAACATGGCCTCCATATCGCTACCCATCGTCTCACGAGTGCGGTCAATGCAGCAGGTCGTTGCCCTGACGTGATACATCTCGGTTACCTTGTTCATCCTGATCCACAAATCCCAATCCTCATGGTTGGGTAGCATTTCATCGAATGCTCCGACCTCGTTAACCAGCCAGCGATCGTGCAGGACGCAGCACACCGGCGTGATGTTGTGGCTCAGGATATTGCCCGGATCTGGGTCAACGCTCATGTATCGCTTGGTATGCCCATCGGCCCACAGTGCGTCTGCGTCGCTGTAGATAAAGCGCGCCTTGCCGATCTCGGCTGTCAGGGCGTCCAGATGCCACTCATAGAACCAGTCGTCGTCGTCAAGATAGGCAATCCACTCGCCTTTACTGACTTTTAGCCCGGCATTCCTGGCGGCCGGCAATCCCTGGTTAGCTGCCATGTTGACATAACGTGTATGCCTGAAGCTCTCCGCGATCTGCCTCACATCTTCCCCGCCATCGTTGACAACAATCGTCTCATAATGGCGGTAACGTTGTTTTGAGATGCTAGCCAAAGCCCGCCTCAGTAGCTCCGGGCGGTTATAGGTTGGAACGATCACAGATACAAAAGCCGGGCGTGTCATTTTGCGGATACCCAATCCAGTCGATGTTTGTCCAGGAAATGCGCTAAATTGACTTGCGTCAATTCTGCATCGTCGTTATATTTACGACTTCCACCGCCGCCGTTGACGTGCGTCACAGGGAATTCGGCCTTGCGCACGCCAAAGCCGCGCTTGATCGCCCGATAGCAGTAATCAGTTTCCTCGAATAGAATCTTGACAAACAATTCATCGAATAGCCCGACTTCCAACAGCACCCGGCGCGGGATAGCAAAACACCAGCCAACCGCATAATCACCGAAACGCCAATGCCGCAACTCGGCCCCATAAACCGCGTCATCTGCCAACTTTGCCAGCACCGGCCCGATCTCGTTATGCACCAATGTGTCATTGTCCAACAGCAGATACCATTGGCTGATAGGGCAATGCACCAATCCCAGGTTGATCGCCTTGCAATGGCTCTCGTTGTCCGTGCGTACAAACGTAGTCCGGTCAACCGCTGCGGTCGGATAGGGCGGAGTGCTGCCGCTATCCACAAAGACCAGCGGCGCATCCGGGTTGCGCTTTCTGAGCGACTGCCACAGCGGAAGATTAAACTCATTCCACTGATTGTGTGAAGCGCAGACAATTGAGAATAATTCCACGATTACGCCCTCTCAAAGACGAGCAAACTGTTGACCAATTCAACAATTTTCCATTGTTTATTTTTGCGGGCGACCTCATCCACAACACGCTGCACGCCCGGATGATCCTTGCTGTTGTAATCGTGCATCAGAATATAACGCGTGGAGATGCTGGAGGCGTTGCGCCAATCGACAAAGACATTTTCAAATCGGTGATCGCCATCAATCAGTATGCTTGTCGGTTTTACGTCTTTGGAAATAGGCCAGGGATTAGAGACGGATTGCACAACCCGAACCCGCTTGTTGACACCGAACGCGCGCAGATTAGCCTTGACAATCTTTGGCGTCGGCCTCAGATGCACCGCTGGATCTTCCGTATCCCACCAGCCGCCCGTCATCGGGTCGATGGTGTAAACATACCCGGTAACGCCAGCGTCTTGCTTTGCCAGCGCGGTAATAATGGCTGTGCCGCCCCATAAGCAGCCGATCTCCACATGATCGCCTGGGATAGCTGTATATTTCACCAGGCATTCATTCTCGCTCTCGCGGGTTAGTGCAATTCTGCCGGTCATCTTGTTCAATCGTTCAAACCATGTCATTGGTCACATACTCCTGTCTCATCCGGCCGTTCCAATCCCTGCCGTATCGCTTCTCAAGTATCGTGTGCATATTGACGCCGGCCTTGATCGCCCGTTCCTCTGCGCTCATGTTCATCCGGCCCATGTCGTAACCGATGTTGGTGATCTTCTCAATCTCCACATCTTCACAGACATACAAGCCCCGTCCCTGCTGGCGGGCTTTCCAGCAGGTTTCCAGGTCGACGCCCCAGGCGAATACCAGATCAGGACTAAAGCGCCCAATCTCATCGAGCCAGTCTGCCCGGTATAGAGCTGCGATATTGTCAATCATCCAGGTCTTACGCAGCCCGCCGCCGTTCCGGTGTTTCAAATGGCTCCAGGCGGTCGTGCTGTTTTCAGTCAGCGCCGGATGCACGCCGACGGCGTTATCATTCTGCACCAGCGCCCATGCAAGCGGGGTCAGCGGGTCTGAGTAACCAGTAAACGCGGCGGAAGTTATCAAGAACCAATAAGCCAGGAACTTCTCACCGGCCAACGTTGCCAGCCGATCAGCTTCCTTCAGACCCGCCAACCAGCCACCGGTCGTCTGGATGTTGGTATCCAATTTGAGTGTGGTGTACTGTGATGGCGGTACAAGGTCGCTGCCGTTGTCTATTACGATCAGGCTGTACGGCCATAAGACACATTCGCGGATATGGCGACAGAGCGCATCCGTGCGCTCCGGCATGTTGTAGTTTGTGATGATGATCGCGACCCTATTCAATCCAACACTCCCGTTCTTGCCTGGGCGGGTGGAGGACCGGCCCGCCCAGGCGCACCAAAGGAGAAGGGGAAGGGACTAGATACCCGTCACCTGAGTGAACATCGTCGGGCGGTGGACCACAAAGGCGGCCCGCAGCTCAGCCAGGATGGTTTGCATGTTACGGATAAACTGATCGTCAATCGTGCCAACACGCACCGCACCTTGCTCGCGGTCAAACAGGGTGCAGCCCTGGGTGAAGTCGCCGACCACGCCAGTTCCCGAGGTCATAGCTTCACTCTCTACAACCGGGATGCCCCACAGGGTTGTGGCACCAACAGCGGAAGGCGGCCCCATCAGATAACCGCCCAGCGTGCCGGTGTCGGCATTCTCGCGGCTCAGGCGGATCTGTTCCCAGTCCGCCGGGTTCAGAACGATGGCGGTCGGGCGCCCTTTACCGGTCGTTCGCACCAGGGTGCGTCCCTTGAAAATCGCATCTGCCCGGCTGTCAGAGCCCAGGCCCACCGCATTGATTGCGTGGTCCAGGACGCCGGACAGGTTAGGCGGAGTGCCGTTGCCGGTCACGATTTGCGCCTCCAGGGTCAGGTCAAGGCCCAGTAGCAGGCGGCCATTGATAGTTCCACGGATCAACGGGGCGTCAGCCAGCATTTTGTTGGTGACCGGAATCCAGTGTGCGATTGTTTCAACCGGGACGGTTGCGACTGAATAAGCCAGCGCACTTTCGGCCTTCTTGCCAGACGTGCCAGTGGTCACGGTCGCCTCAGCCACGGTTGCGGCGTTGTTGGTAAACGTGCCCTCATAAACGTATTCGATGGTATCGCTCACGGTCTGGATGCGCGGCACCAGATCCAGGAAGGTCAGTTCCCGCTGGCGGATGTCCACATAACCCGGCAGCACGTCATTCTGGACGAAGCCGCCGCCCGAGGTGGCCGAAGAACCATACAGCAGGGTTTTCGTTGACGACTTGCGGCCCCAATCTATAAGGCTGGTTCCCTCTTCCAGATTCACATTAAAAGATACCCGGCTCAGATGCGACGTGAACGCTCCATTGAGTTTTAACTCGCGGTATTCGCGTGAATCCAGGAATTGCTGTCCAGGCGAGATATACGACTTGGCAGCGGTTTCGTGGGCGCTCGGGGTCGGGCGCATTGCACCGGGCGCAGCCTTGGAATACTTGTCCAGACCGTCCAGGATTTGCTTCCTACGCGTTTCAGCGTCTTCTAGGCCGGACAACTTCGTCTCAAGCGTATCAATCTCGGCCAATAAGCGCTTAACCTCGCGCTCATCCTCCCCGTTGGTGATAAGGCCATCGGGGTATTTCTTTTCGATCAGGTCGGCCTGGTTGAACAGGCTCTTGATCTCATTACGTGCTTCTGCAACTGTCATACTCATGGGATGTTTACTCCTGTAATATTTTGGCGAGGCGTTTACGGTGCTCCGCCATCTCGTGACTGATCAGGCGCGGCCCGACCAGTTTGGGTGTGGGTGCGGTTGTGAGAACTGATTGCAGGTCGTCACTAACGGCCACGAACCCGGAACACGATTCCAGGAGTGCGTTTAGTTCTTTCCGCTTGGTTTCTGATAACGGGCGATCAATCGATTTGACAAATCCCCGTAGATCATTCGTAAGTAGGGCAACATTGTTTGTTTCGTCAGAGATGCGTTCCGCTAGTGTGTAGCTAATCTCTGACGGCTGCCAGGACTTCAGGGGTAAGGCAGTATTACGCGGCTCGGCCGGCGTGGGCGTCAAGGTGTCATCCAGGCCCAGCGGCCATGATTTCAGCCAGACGGCTTTGCCGCGCTTCTCACGCTCGACCAGATGGCCGGCGGTCCCAGAGGACCAGGCTTGCTTACCCTTCTCGGCCATTGAATAAATAAAATGCTCGTATTCATCGCGCATATCGAGTTGCGCCTCAGCCCAGATACCAAAGTCATCAATTCTGTGAGTGGCTTTACCAATGCGGCGTTTTCCGATTTTCGGATCAAGGCCATGCTGGTAATATACCGGTGCTGTCTGTGCATCCCCGAAGTCTGTTTCTTTCGTGAAGAACTCCCCCTCAAGATCCGGGTCTTCGTCGGTTGAAAAGCGCACCAGGTAGCCGCCGATACGACCGCCGCCCAGGGCTTTGACTTGTCCGCCGTAAACTATCAGGGTGTCATCGATTGATTTCCCGTCGCTTGATTCGCCTTCCCCCCGGTTTTCCCACTTGCTCATGCAAATTGCGACGGCCTGGTCATTGTCTTTCGCTGTTCCATCGTCTAAAACCATTGGGATGCAGCGTTTCATAAACTCATCTTTGGATTCGGTTTCACCTGGATCAGGCATAAGCCACCTCGCTCGGTAACAATATTCTATGGTTCTGGCGCCAGCGGAAATCACCGATAATCTCATCCCAGGCTTCCAACCAGCGCCATGCTTGCGTTTCTAAGTTATGATGTTTTCTTACCTTTGCCAGCAATGCCCTACTCAGGCGGCGGCGCAGGTCATAATCTTCGATCAATGCATTTAGCGCATCTTCCCATTCGCCCACCGTTTCAGCGAACAGACCATCAATGCCGCTTTGGATGAGCTGGTTATAGACTGTCGGCGTGGCAACCACGGCCGCACCCGAAGCGCCATACTCCAGCGCCTTCAAGAAGGTTTTGGCGCGGTTGAATTTGGTATCTGCCAGCGAACAACAGCCAATGTCAATGTTTTTCAGCGCCGCCGGGTATTTTTCGATTGGTAGCCATTCGAGCTGCAAGACCTGCTTGGCCGGCACATGATCGTAAATAATCTTCAGGTCACGCCCCTGGATGACAAATGTCACCTCTGGATGCTTACGCGCCACACGCCCCCAGGCCTCGGCCATCGCTTCAATGTCGCTGTCAGGGCGAAACGATCCAGCCCAGCCAATCGTCAGGCCGGGTACGATGCGCATGGCTTTCTTCTGTAGCCGTTTGAACCAGCGGAAGTCAATATAATTCGGGACCACCTTCACCGGCTTGTCGGTGATCTGGCGCACCATCGTGGCGAGGCGCTGGCAGGATACGGTCACGCCGTCACTCATCTTCAGGGCGTAGGTCAGGCACTCGCGCCGTTCTTCGGCATATTCGCGGGTATAAAGGTCTTTCCACATGATCCGGCGTATGAAATCCTCTGAGAACATGTCATCATCACACTCATAGATGATGGCTTTGCCGGCCTTGTGAAGCGCACCGAACCAGCGTTCGGATTTATGACGTTCACTCATCGGCCAATGCAGACGAGGCAGGATCACGGCGTCAAATTGACCGACTACCAGCGCCAGCCGATCATCCAGACGCGGCCCCCACTCAACACCCTGGTAGCCCTGGCGCTGTAGCTCGGTGATTGGCAATAGCACCCGGTGAAGGGTGCAGCCATCCATCTCGCCCGTCATTGCCAGAACTCTTGCCATAAAACTCCTTAAATAAAAACGGCGCAATCCTTACCCTTTCGGGTTGGATTGCGCCGCGATACGCTCCTGCGCTTTCGTCCTACGCCAGCGGTACGCTCGGCTTCAGACGATCATCAATATTCAACTAATGAATATTATACATCTATCGTTGACGGTAGTCAACCTCCCGATCTCTTGATCGCCTTTGTAACCGATCCTTCGATGATCTTCTGTATTCTATCTTCACGTTCTTTGATTATGTCCTCAGGCTTGCGCCAGCCCACCAGCGCCTCATGTCTTGACTGTTTGTCACCCATGACAAACTCAATACCCGGCGTATCGTTGATGACTGACGCATTTTGCCCGCTGCCTTTGATGCGCCAGTTCTTGCGTAATTCCTGGGTGCGCCGATACGGGACATCAATTGAGCCGTCATTCAGATTGGCAAAGAACCAGCGGCGTTGGCGATCTGAGAAAAACGTCATACCATAAGCCGCCCGCCTGGTGATATAGCGCGGTGATGGCTGGCTAGATTGCATTGTGTCCAGAATATATTTATTGGCATCGTCAAGGGCGGTGTTCTGTATCTTAATTGGCAGCTCCGCCAATAGATTGAATACCCGTTCCTCGCCAACCATGTCAATGCTGATAAAGCTAGCCATTGGCTGCCACATCTCCCGGCTGTTTGCTGGTAAGCGGCTCTTTGGTTGGCTCCAGACTGCAATCGCAGCGCCAACCGCCGCATTCCAGCGCGTCATTCGGCGCGCCCTGCGGGTGAAATCCGGAGGCGTCCCAATCTTCCGCATTGGCAACGATCCCGTTCAATTCGGCACATGTCGAGCAATGCTCCTCGGTTGCGCCTAATTCCCATTTTAGCCGCACGCGGTCGGCCCCGAAATGGATACGGGCTTCGGCTACAATCTCGTTGTACCTATTCGCCCATAGACTCACGCGCGCTTGCAATGGGCCAACCGGATCGCCGGCCTCTTTTGCTTTCTCGATGGCCTCGGCGTAATCAAGAATAAAATCAGTCTCTTGTGCTATGCGTTCCTGCAATACGGCATCATCTTCCGGTGTGTGGTCTTTGGGGTCAACGCCCACATCCCGGCTGCCCTCGTTCCAGGCGCGCTCAAACTGGCCTTCGATCAGCCGGATCATATCATCGATGAATTCCCCCGCGTCCATATCGCCGCGGTAGAAATCCAGTACATCCCGGTTCAATGCGCGCTGGTAGTATTCGACTGTTTTGAGCGCGTCAATCTGGCTGGATAGCGAATGATCCAGATTAACACCGCTGGCTTTTAGATAATCAACAGCTTTCAAGATCGCATCCTTAAGCGGCTGTTTGTTCAACCTTCAAGGCCTCCACGCCCAGGCGGATCGCCTCAATTATAGGCCCGTAATCATGATTTGTGTCATTCATTCCCAGATCTTGCTTGAATACGTCACCAATCGCTTTGGCGTCGGCGCATTGCATCAAGGCTTTACCAATACGATCAACGGTCGGACGATCAAGGGTTTCAGGCTCCCAAGCCACAGGTATTGGTCGTTTGGCGCGCATCTCTTTAGCGCACACCCGCCACCAGCGGCGCAGCTCGGCCAATCGTACTGCCTTGCTACTCGGCGTTTCTTCCAGCTCTTGCGCATCCGGCTCTTCGGTTGGCTGTTCCTCCTGGAGCTGCTCAGGCACGGGCTGCGGCTCAGGCTCAGGCTCCGCCATATCATCGCCGCCCTCGATAGGATCATAACCAATCTCGGTACGGGCTTCGTTCACCGTCAGCCAGGGTTTGTTGCCCACCGCCAGGGCCAGGCGGGTGTACTTCTCGTTTTCGTCCTCCTGCAAGGCTCGCACATTGGTTATATCGAACTCAACGAAGGCGTTACGTGTACGGGTAAAGTCAGGCAATAGCGAGGTGTTCAGTTTGGCGGCGTCGGCGCGCCACAGCGGAATCAACTTCTGTTCGGTGAACATCTCGCGCAATTCGCGCGCATTGCTGTAGGTGGCGTTCTCAAGGCCAGCGCCCAGGCCGGCAACGATAGCAGGCACGCCCAGCACCGCACTGATACGCTCTTCCGGTATACGGTGGAGCGTGGTCATTTCGAGATCCTTTGGCGAGAAACCAAAATCTTTGATCTCTGTTTCGCGGCTCAACACGGCAATATTGCCCCGGTTGTCCCCGCCAAACTTGCGCCGCAGGCGGTCGGTGATGCGATCGGCGTCGGCTTCCGTCAGCGATGTTCCCGCCGTCGGGATGACCACTAGCCCTGGAACGGCGTAATTTTTCAGCAAGGCGGCGGTGTAATTGTCAGCTTCGTTATCGGTAGAAATCTCGCGGATCAGCGCCTTGAGTGGTGACAGTCCCTTGCGCATATCGTGATCATCCAGGCCCAGGCGGAAATGGATCACGTTTTCAATCGGGACGCGCACAAATTCGTTCGGGCGGATGTGGTATTTGTAATAACTGATCCAATCGCCAGTATTCGGCTCTGTGATCGGCTCAATCACGGTTGGCGATACGGGCCACAGCTCGACCACGTTCCCGGTGATGTTGTCGCCGGATCTGACTTTCATCCAGTAGGCATTACCATCCACGTGTTTGGCCCAGGCCGTCCAGAATAACAACTCTTCGATGGACAGTTCCCCGTTCGGCGTCGGGTTGTCCAGCAGCGCCTGCAGCGGATGCTCCAGCCGTTCCTGCACATCGCCGCTTCGATAACGGCGCTTGACCACTAAAGGCGGCTCCGGGTAGCTGGTTGCAATTGCCATCAGACAGGCGAATACCGCACTATTCGTATCACCGCCCTTGTTGTCAGACGCCCCCGGCCCATGCACCAGTGTTTCGATGCGCGTCCAATCGACTTCGCTGGAGGCGGGCGTAAACTTTACCGCTTTACTTTGAAATAGACTCTTGACCAGGCTCATTTATTTTACCTCCCCGGAGCGCGGCAAAGTCCACACGCACACCGATAAATATCAATATGGCCCCCAGGACGATCAAGGCGGCCGGCAACCCGATCCACAGGTAGACGCCTGCCACAAGCAAGACCAGGCCAACGAGGGCGATCAGGTCGTCAAAAGACACGCGGCCCTCCGCAGGCACAACAGTGACCATAATCATCATCCAGGGTATATCCGTGACAATACGAACAAGTCCGCTTTGAATAAGATGGCCCGCCAATCAATGGCTTTATTTCTCTGTTCAATTCGGCATAGTTCCAGCTCCAAGTGCCGTCAGTGTTTACGCGATATACGGCATCCCCCGTGGTTCTTTGTTCGTCAGATGCGTGAATATCGTCCCATTCCTCTTTACTGAACGGCCTAAGCGGCCCTAAATAGACAGGCATTTCTCTCTCCCTTCTCTAAAAGACATCCAGCGTCCCTCCAATCAGGTGGTTGGTTCCATAGCGTATGGCGTCCATAGCGTGATCGTTCTCCTTGACCGGCTCATCTTTCTCGGGCTTCCAGACGTAGCTCTCAAACTCGTTGATTGTTTCGACGCAGGACGGATCAACCGTCAGCCGCGGGCGTCCATCGCCCTGCACTTTGAGATAACCTTGCACGGTGGTAATCCCATCCAACACGCGGCCCTTGAAACCCTGCGCGGGCAAGCCCTGGTTATTGAGATCGGCAATCAGGCCGGCGGCGGCAGCATCGACCGCCACAATATAGCAGCCCATCTCGCGCGCCCATTCGCCCGCTTGCTTGACTACATTCGCCTGGATGACGCCGCGCCGGTAGTATTCACGCGCAACGTGCAAGCGCCCGTCACCATCTTCACCAACCAGCAGGATAACCGCCGGGTTGGTATAGCCCTCATCCATGGCCAGGAACCAGCGTTGGAATTCACTATCGGGCCTGACTTTGACATGGATCGCCGGGTCGAAGATGTCGTACACCGCGCCTTCGGCAGTGGCCCAGACGCCTTCCAGCAGCCGTTTACGCCTGACACCGGTCAGGTTGTCCAGGATCGCCATTGTGCGCTTGCCCTGCTCGGTGATCTCGCCTGTGACCGGATCGAATAACGTCGGATTGTCCCTATGGGTCGTCTTAATCATGCGGAGCTGGCCGGCCTTGTTGCGCTCACGTATCCAGTGCTTAGACCCGCCTGGGTTACAATCGCCCATGAGTATCGTATAGGGCATAACCGCACCGCGCCCGGTGGCGCGCGTCCCTAGCGTTTCCCAATCGTTCACGGCGAGCTGTTCAGCCTGGTTGACATAGATCCCGTCACGCTCGGATGATAATACCTTATCCGGGTTGTCCATCCCGCCGACCCAAACCTTAGACCCATTGGCGTAGATATACGCCTCGGGTTTGTTTCCGCCGTAGAGTTCAACCGGTGCGCCCTTTATGACGCGCTCAAAGGTTTGCAGGACTGAGCCATAGATTGATGATTGTACCTTGCGAACGATGGCCCACTGCGCGCCGGGGTATTTCAGGCAAGACAGATGCACACGCCAGCAGGCCGCCAGCGTCTTGCCGGTTTCGGCCGGCCCTTCGACAATCACCTCTTGATCGCGAGCATAGAAGAACTCACGATTACCGCCATACGGTGTGTAGCCGTTAGGTGCATTATAGCGAACCTGATAAATGCCCGATGTGGCGATCATAGCTTGTCCAGGTCCACGCCGACGTTGACATATTGAATTTGTTCCCCCTTGCTAGTTACGTCAACGCTTCCTTGTGCCTTGCCCATTTCCCACTCAACAATCTCGGTTGCTACGCTTTGACGCAATTTCTCATCAACGCTATTCAATCCAGCCACTTTGACCGCCATTGCTTTGGCGAGGTTGCGCCGTCTGAGTGTGCGTGCCATTACGATACCATCAAACAACATCAGCCGGATTGCCTCATCGACTTGCGCCTTGTTATCCCAGCCCTTGACGGTTGACGGGCTGATACCAATCATCTCGGCGGCTTCTCTATCCGATTTTGACTCATTACGCGCAACGATAAAGCGTAGCTGTGTAATCGTCAGCTGCTTTAGAATGTCGTCTAGCGCGCTCGAATCAGTATCGTTTGGTGTGCTTTCGTTCGTCATCATGTCGCATCACACTTGCATTGATTTGCAAGATTGCTCCAAATCTCTGGCATTCAGCCAACTTTGCCATTGTCACGGTTTCTGTTTCGGGCAGATCAAGCGTCACCCTGATTCCATTATCGACCAGAGTTTGCACCTTGAACACCTGGGCGGTGAACTCAATAGCATCGCTCATGGCTTCGGTGCTTTCAATTCGCCCGTCCCACGCCTGGGTGGACGGTAGACCGGATTGGCCCCCAGGCTTTCAACCTGGTGAACCAGCTTATTCGCACCGTCCAGGATGTCCGCCTTCTGGCTTTTCTCTTCCCGCAATTCGCATTCCAGGTCTGTGATCCGCCGCTCCAGTTCGTTGATGCTGATGCGTTGGCGCTCACGGGATTTCTCTAATTCATCGAGCCGCTTCTGCATCGGCTCAATCAGCGCCACAGCCGCAGCGCTAATTTTGGCCTCGGATTCAGCCTTCAGATTATATGTTTCTGATGGCGCCTTACGCCATGCCAGGATAAACATGCCAACAGACACGAGCACCGCCAGAAATGTAGTTAACGAGTTCCAATCAATCATAGGACCGCCAGCGGTAGATTGCCCCCCCAGCCATCACCGCCAACGTTACGGTAAAAGCGGGTCGTACAAATACTTGACCGAATGTCACAGAATCCATGAACAGACCGGGGGGCGTAAGCGCAACGAATACATACAGGATGCACCAATATAGGCCGATCAAGGCATACAGTATTTTTAGCCACCAAGCGACCGACTTCTCCCGCCAAACATAGCGCAGCGAAAATACCGCCAGAATAGCGCCTAATACTGCATTGAGCCAGGCCAACCCCTCGACAAACATTACTGTTTAGTAGTGCGTGCCGAAACGAACTTGTAAAATCCGCTTGCGCTCAGGCCGAATGCCAGACTGCCGACCACCGCAACGTAAATCTGTGAATATGGCTCAGGCAGAACGCCTTGGAGCTGGTATAGCGCAAACAACACAGCGCCCATGACGGCGCTGAGCACAGTGACTTTCTTGCCGTCCAGGTTGAACAGCGATTTAAAGAACTCGACTAGACCGAAGATCAAGGGAATAAGGGCGACACCGCCCACAGCGAACGAACCAGGATCGAACTCCATTTTTAGCTCCTTTTTGTTTTCCCCCCGGAATAAAAAACCGCCGGGGTTGCCAAAGTTGGCATCCCGGCGGGTAGCCCGCTGACGTAGGATGTGCCTATATTATAGCATTTATCACCCTATATTTCAATAACTGAATATTACCTATCCTTCACCGTCATATCTATCTGGACCACCTTGCCGCGGTACACCGTGATAACAATCTCGCCGTGGCCCGTATCACCGTAGATCATGGCGAGCCGGTTGGCGATCTTAGCAACGAAGCGCGCTGGCATGACCGACAACAGGCGGCAGATCAGCTCGGTTGGGTTGGGTTCGGCGTCATCCATGATGCGCCCCTTGTGGGGTGGCTATTTCACCCGCTCCAATACGCCCTTCAGGTGGACGATCTTTCCGTCCGGCGTCTCGATCTCCAGCTCGTTGACCTTGAGTGTGGTGTCCTCAGGCGGCGGAGGTGGGGGCGGCGGCTCGGGCTTATAATCTAGGCATACCATGCACTCAGCCCGATAAGAGTACAGCTTTTGGATGCTGGCGTAGGAGATCCATACCGGCCCACCGTTGGCCCAGCCTGCGCCCCAGGTGTTCAGCAAGGCCACCGCCTTGCGGCTGTCCGATACGGACTGCCCGAAGATAGCGTGCCCGCCCAGGATAGAACCCCAGCTTGCGCGCGTGCCGATCCAATATTCACTGTTCACGGTACGCGGGCTGTTGAACTCGCTGAACCAAGGAATGCCGAACACCACCGGGTATCCTTCGGCGGCAGCGGTGCGGATCTCGTCCACCGATTTCGCCCACCAGTAGGACATGATCTTGTATTCCATGTCCGGCACGCCAGTCTTGTATAAGGCGTGGCCTTCCTTGCGCAGCACGTCGCCGGCTGCCCACAAATAGGCGCCATCGTTATCGTTCTTGGTGCCGGGGTCGTTGTCTATCGCTTGCGCCCGCTTGTACAGCCAGTAAGCATTGAATAGCTCGTCATCGTGATAAGACTTCATCCACGAGCAAGAGTAGCCGACGCAGGCGCCGATGTTGCCCTGGTTCTGCTCGTCGATCCACTCCCGGTTGTACGGGAACGTGACTTCGACGCTGCCCATGGGAGGTACGCCCAGGCGCAGCCTGCTCATGTCGTAGCGTTCGTTATCCGCCATCTTGCGCGGGTCAGTGGTTGGTATCCAGCCTAATTGTGTCATGTCATTTCTCCTTGTGATAATTCATTTACGGCCTCCCATATATCTTTATATGGGCCAACAATACGCTTTTTGTATCCAATTGAGCGCAAGTAATCCACAATGACGCCTGTAAGCTTACTACCAATATTGCGCCCATAATGGACATATCCCCATGTGTCCATTTCCTGATCCGTGTAAGCCACAAGTTCTCTAACTGTGCGAATATCGTTCCATTTGAGGGAATGTGTTACCCTCGCACCCAGAATATCATCCCGAAGTTGTATATCCGGCCATTCCTGATGATGGCTTGTATCTCTCTTGTATTTTATCGGCTCATACGCAACACCAGAAGCTACTTCAACTTCAACCCGCAATATACTGCCGCAGTGCGGGCAGATAAATTCTGTCATGCCTTCGCCTCCAATTTTCCAGCGTAAATCTGTCCGTTTTGTTTTAGCGTCATCTCATAATCGCTCACCGGCGGCGGCGTTGGCTCGTCGCCTGGGAACGGCAGCAGCGGACCCCACCATTCCCGGCTGATCTGTCCCTTGATGCCATACGGCGCACCGTCAATGATCAGGTCTTGCCAGATGTACCAGGGAGTTCCGGCCCATACCGCCGGCAGGTAGGGTTTTTCGAGCGGCGGCTTGTTCGGTGAGTGCCAATTGGCTACCCATAACAAATACCGTTTCATGCTCTTGGTCTTGAAAATCACGTTGCCCGAGCCGGCGTTAGTGTAGATCGCTGGGTAAACGTAATCCTTCAAGGCTGGCTGTCCCGCCATCCATTGCGTCAACCAGCGGCCGATAGCGTCTATCGTGGCCTCGGTCGGATAGGCCAGACCGTATATAGACTCACGAACCGCCATCGTATCGGACGGTATCCGGCTGGTATATGCCTCGCAATCTAACCCAGGCGGCAGGCGCCAGCGGTCGAACTTCTCCACCTGGGCTATAAAGTTAGCGTACTGCTTGTCGGCCGAATCGGTTGTAGCAAAGTGCCACGGGAGCAGAAGGATGCTGGTGTCCTGTAGCATGGCGGCGTTGTGCTCCCAAGTCGGGTCAACGTAGCCTTTGCCCTGCGTCAGCCGCAGCCCGACAAAGCGGATGCCGTTAGCAATGAGCTTTTCGACCGCCTCGTCTGTTATTGGGCCTTGATAGGCTGATAGATATGTTCCTTGTATGCTCATGCTGCCTCACTTTCTGGTTTTAGTTCCGGGTGGCAATCCAGACAGATCAGCAGATGCCCCGTCCATAGATGATCGGTGCGATCCCAATGGCGTGAGCACCAGGATTGGGTGACATCGCCCGGCTTGATCCGCAGCAGCGGGTGCGGCTGGTAGTCGCGCAGTTCGGTGTCGGTCATGGTGTCACTTCCGTTGGATCAAACCCCATTTTTACCAGCGCCGTATCATGGTTTAGATCGCCCCTATATGATCCCGGCAATTCTCCCCAATCGACGACTTCTCCGTTTTCATCCGCAGGGAAGATATAGGTTTCGGGTCCGCTAAACATGGCATGGGTAGCACTCACAACAACAAATTCCGTTTCACCTTCGGGAGTATCCATGTCATCAAAGAGCGATCCATAAGGGATCTTTTCCGACAGCTTATATAGTTTTGCTGTTCCCGTAAATCCCGCCATGTCTTTGATATATGTCGCAGTTTTGGTGTTCATCTCGCCACCCCCGCCATCGTCACCACCGCGGCGACGATAATCAAGGCCGCGATGACGATACATACGGCAAGTATCCATATTGCCATCACCGCCGCTGCAGGTAATCCGCTATCTTTCATTTTGTGCATCCCGCTTGATGCCAATGTTCAGCAGAATATTCCCGATCACGGCCTTACTCTCGGGACAAATCTCATCGTAATATTCATCGACGCAGCTGAAACAAGCAAAAATATCAGGATCGTTTGGGTAGTTGCGCTCTAGTCCAAAGAGGGCATATACACGACGATGACATAAAGGGCACTCAACTCTGTCCGGTGCCGTCATCGTTGCGCCGCTTGCCCGTCGGCGGTAACCTTGTGGTATCTTACTCATTCTGTCCTCCTGTTCTGTTCTGTTCACTGTTCTGGGGCCATATTCGAGGCGCACCCTCTGTGGGGAGGGGGGTTATCCGCAGCTTCCCCGTTGTCACCGCCTGGTACAGCCCGCCCACGGTATCATAAGGCGCCCGGATCGTGGTGGTCTTGCCCTGGTATTTCAGGATCGCCCCCACCCGTTGAAGCGCGTCGGTTAGCCGCGTCCATTTGTCTGCGTTGTAGCCCACCACCCTATAGCCTGGCAGCACGTGCGAGTCGGAGCCAACCACCGCCGCCGCTTGCCGCAGAAACTCGGTCACCTCCCGCCGCTCTTCGTCCGGTGGAAGAAGGCGGGGCAAGGCTTCGTCGCTGGTCATCCGCCAATAACGGTAAGCTGTGTCTGCCAGGGCCTGCCGCCGGATCACGTCGATCCACACCACTAGGCCAAAGAGGACGACTGCCCCAATCCCGGCCAGGAACAGGGCGCCAAACCAGCGTAATAGATTCGCTCTGTCTGCTATGCGCTTCTTCGTGAGGATCGCCAACTCCCGCTCGTTGACGATGGCGGTCGATGTGCTCATCATCTGGGCAGACTGCACGAGATAACCGGCGGTGGATTGCAGCCGGATCGTCTCAGCCGTGGCGTGAGAGACGGTCGCCTGGAGATCGCCTGCCGCCCTGGTCGCCTGGAGTGCAATGCCCGTCTCGCTGGCCTGTATCGCCGCCTGCGTCCCCTCTGCCTGTGCCTGGAGAGCCAGCACTTCGCCCGCATAGCGCGTCTGTTCGAGCACCGCCGCACTCACCGCGCCTTCGGTTGCCGCCGCGTTCACCTGGCGGGCGATGGACGTGGCTTCGAGCGCAGCCTGGCCTTGCGCTATCTGGCTATACGGGTCGGTGGCGCAGGCGGAGAGGAGGAGGCAGAGCAGGGCAAAGCAGAGGCGCACGGTCATTCGCCCTCAACCCAGGCACGTCGTTGCGCCTCTTCCCTAATGCGTCCAAATAATTCAGGGTCTAGCATTTCTTCTGCAACATGCATGAAATACTGTGGGAGGATTAATGATTTTGGCCTCGACCTTTTTGGAGGCTTCGGGCGGCTTCCCATTTCTACTTGAATTGCCTGTGAATATGACGAACAAATATTCTTTACCTTAGACGCAGAGGCTACCCATTGCCTGTTCGGATAACCTTTTGCGTAAGACAATCCCAATTGCGACTTGATAGCATTACCGAGTACATCAAGTTCTACTTTCAAGTCAAATAGTTGTTGATAGTCAAGTGTATGCATATATTCTCTGAGTTCATCCAATGACATCGCGAGAATCTGTTGTGATGGTGTCTGTATCTCATGTCGAATACGCCAACGTTCAATAGTATCATCCAGACTACGCGCCCAGTCCCTTGATGCATCAGAAACAAATACATTTACGCTCATCTCCCTTTCCTCTCCGCCCGCATGTGTAACTCAAGCGAGCAATACTTCTGCCATGGCACGCGCGGCACGAATACCACCGGGCAACCGGGCCATGCGCACGCCTTCGCTTCGCCCAGCACCAGCGTTCCGTCGATCAGCGCACCGGGGCGAGCCAGCACCGTTACTTGTACGGTGTATGTCGTCATGACAGGTGCATCGTCCAGCGTCGCGCCGTATGCTTGCACGGCCAGGGCAAACGCAGGCGACGCTTCAACCGTCCCGCGGTGTACACTCTGTACATAGCGCCAGCCCCAGGGCGGGTTTATGTCCAGCCAAATTCGAGAGCTGCTTCGCCAGGTGAGTGTAGAATTTCACCTTGCCGAGCCGCTGCCGCAGGCCGTCCTCGTACTCGACGATCTCGGAAAGCAGTCGCCTTGTAACGACTTCTGGGGCGTTATTTTCAGGCATTCGTCCCGCAAATCCTTTCACGTGTGCAAGTCGATTCTAGCCATGTCAGAAGTATGTCAGAAGGCAAAATTTCACCACCTGACCGGCGCGCTGATTGCGTAGCCCGTGGGTGGCACGCCGGAGCCGTTCTTCGTGCCGCACTCGTCCTTGATTTCCAGCACGCTTTCTATCCTAACCCCCCAGGCGTGACCGTTGAAAAGCGTAGCCTCTAGCCGCCCGTTGCCGATCAGCCTGCCGACTTGCTGGCGCGTAATTCCGAGGATGCGCCCGGCCTCGTTGGTCGAGATGTAGTCGGTCATCGCTGGCCGTCCTTGTCTTTGTCTTTCTTTAGCTTGAACAACTTAGGGTCGCGCTCCCCGCTGTCATAGCCACACGAATGGCATTTCAATTGTGCAACGCCGCAGCGTTTATACGGTTTGACGTTGCTGGAATAACATACTGGACATTGGTTCATGGCTCAATTCCTTGAAAACCAAACATCATCCTGGCCGGTGTAATAATACGTGCATATCATCATCTGACACCAGAACCTAAATGATTTGCGTTCGTCATACCTAGAAACGATAAGAACATCCCACAACAATTGATCGAATAGACAGTCAGCCAGCAACGATAGTTTCATCCGCTGTAATCCCTGCCGGTCAACTCCGCTTGCTGGTTGTCGCGGATGCCGGCCAAGCGCACCGACGAATAAGCCCCCACCAGCGTTATTCCGACGCCGATAACGATCATGCACAGAAAGCTAATTAGGATTGTCAATATCTCATTCATCGGGTGGCCTCCTTACACAGAGTAGACGTGAACGGCGGGCGTCCGTATTCGAGCAGGGCGTTCAGGTTAGCCATAACCCAATCGCGGTCGCTCGGGTGCCCATGCTGCGCGGCATAGTATCCCGCCACGAACGGCTTAAACCACTCGCTATGCTCAAACATAAACGGACGCTCCATGATTACCTTGCCCTGGATATGCAGGTGACAACGCTGGCAAAGTGCAGCCAGGTTCCACCAGGCGCAGTTGGCCGGATTTATATCCAGGTGGTGAACCGTCAGTGAATATCCGGTTTCTGGACTGTGTTCTTTGCCACACCTCACACAGTGCCAATTTGCGGCCAGCTTTATGGCTTGCGCTATGGCGGGCCAGTCTGCGGGGTATGTTCCACTACTCTTGCGTTTCATGTTCCGGCTCCCCAAGTATCTCAATTATCCTGTCGTGTATCGCCTCGCCCCGGCAGCGGTACTCTTCCGCCATTTCGCGGTCACCAAGTCGCCATGCCTTAGCCGCCTCGTTGAACCAGCGGTCGGCCAGCAGCAGGTCGGCGCTGAAGCGGGCCAGCTCGTCTATTTCTTTCCGAACAGGCTTGAGAACATCCCGAACTGCTTGTGCGCCCATTTCACCGCCTTGTCTGACGTAAACTGCTCTTCGCTGATCTGGCCCTCACGGTACAGGTCGTGCATGTAATAGGCTTGGTCGCGCAGGTTGCGCGACTCCCGTTCGCTTTCGTGGTCGTCGTGTTTTTTAGCCATTTTCACCTCATCGCAAATCACCCGCAGCTCTGCCGGCTTTGGATACCAGGCGTGCAGTTTCACCGCCTGGCGCGCCGCCTGAATCAGTACGTCAGGCGGGTATTCCTCCAGCGCCCACACATAGCCCGTCACGCTCGACGGCTCAGTGCCATACGCCTCGCTCAACACTGCCAGCGTGTTCAATACGTCGCTCTCGCTCATGCGATTTTCTCCCCGCGCTCTAGCTTCTCGCGCGCCGCCTGGATCACGCCGGCGTTCTTGCGCGTGCCACTCTTGCCGTTCTTGCTCTGGAATCCGTTGGCCTGCCAGTTGCTAAGGATCTTGGCAATATAGGACCAGTTGCGCGCATTGTGCCTTGCCGCCTCATCGAACGCCACCGGGAACCACTCGTGTGGATAATCGTCCCAGGCCGCTTTCAGCTTCTCCGCTATGATTGGCGTGATAACGCCAACTTCTGATTCATATAGATTAAATACAGATATAGAATCAGAGGAGATAAGAGGAGATAAGAGTGATGTAACGCGGGCGGAATTGTCGTTTTTAGGCGTGTTTTCGTTACTGTAACGCGGAACATTTTCGTCAATTTCGCGGTGTTTTTCGCGATATTTGCGCACTCTGTCCACACTTTCACTGTATTGGTGCTTGCGCCAGTTCGTTATATGCCAACTGCCATCAGTTTCCTGATGAACTACCCCGACTGCGGAGAGGGCCGTCAGTGCCTCGCTCAGCTTCACCTCTGGTAGGTGGAGGATAAACGCCATCTTCTTTACGGGCTGTAGTTGACCATCGGCGTCATTACGTCCGGCTAACATCAGCAACTCGATCCAGCGCCGGTATAGATAGTCCGGCAACTCTGCCATGTCTGGATTGTCCAGCATTTTTGTGTGTAGCTTTACCCACGGACGGGCCATGATGACACCCCTGGTTATTATTTTCCATTTGCCCAGTTGAACCATGCGCTAACTCTTGCGCGCAGAACATTTACATTTGCGGGTATTCTTTGTTCTCTGTCTTTATAAAGAATCAATAATTCTTCTGGCTTGTCGGTTTCACCCCAGATAACCATAACAGCATCACCGCGCTTTGCTAGTCTCTTGAGTGTGATCATCTGACCTTCCGGTATTTGTGCACCCGGCCTTTTTGTTTCGAGCCACAAAAACTTACCATTACGCTCAACGTGACCATCAATGTCAGTAGGTTCAATCATGGTTTCTCCAAAACATCCACGTAATATTGCCCAATTCCAGATACCGCGGCAATAAGCCTCTAGATTATTTATTGTCATACTGTTTCACTACCGCGCCAAATACGCTAAACACAGTTGCAAATAAATCCGGGTTTTTACCAAGATAGAATATGGCTTGCCCTTGGCGGGCTGCCAGTATGTCATCGCCATACCAGAACTTTATGCGCCCAAGTGTCAGGCAGAATGGATACTCGATCAGCTTATGAAACCATCCCGTATCAGTTGAATTGTTTGTCAGGATGATTGCCGCCTCGATGTTTCCGCTTTTGTAACCTTCAACTGCCTTATCGATGAACTTCTCCGGTATGTCATAGGGCGGGTTGAGCCATACCCTACCGAACCACGGTTTAGATAGGCCATCATCTTCCTTCGTGTAATAAGTATCTGCCTTGATTTGTTCCTGCGCTTGCTGGCTGGTAGTAGGATCTAAGTCGATCCCGCCCATCACACCGCGCGCTGCGGAAATATAAGTTTCTGGCGTATACCACTCATGGCTGTCGTCGCTCACATGATAGGATACCGGACGCTTATTGTCTGGAAGATAGTACATCGTGATCTGGGTCCAAGATTCGTTTGGTACTTGTTCGAAGTCTGGATATTTTTCGTATAATTGAACAGCGCGATAAAGATTAGTCGTACTCATATCTAAAGATTTTCCCAGGCCTGCGAAAATCTTTTTCCCATATGTGGACGTTCTATCTAGATTGTTTTCTGTTGCGATGCGCTCTCCTAATTTGTGATAGCCCTTCACCAATGCACGTAATCCCTCATCTCTCGTTTCAGAAACAATAGTTTTACAGTCGTCAACTAAAATGTCGTACCAATCACTGTTGTCTATTGTGACGATGCTGTCTGTCATGCCCCACCTTTATTAATATTCCATCTCTTGCAGGTCGTCCATAACATCACTGATGGCCTGCTCCGGCGTGTACCAGATGCACATTGAGCCGTGCCATGTCTCGCGCCACTTGATCTCGTCCTCGGTCCAAGGCGCTTGGGCTGAGGTCTTCACCTCAGCCAGGTAGTTGCGCCCGCGGTAGCCCACCACCAGATCGGGGAAGCCATGACCGAGGCCAGCGGTTACAGTAACGCTGGCCCCGATCCTGCGCAAGGCCTGGATAATGTCGAACTGGTTGGCGTCCACGCGGTAGGCGGCTCTACTCTGTGACATTGCTGATCCCCAGGGCGAGTTGGCGCGGGCAGTCGGGCGCATGTCGGAACGATTTGTAGTTCCCACACCACGGACAATACGCATCATCATCAGGTTCTGCCCATTCCACCTGTCGCAACGCCTCCCGCGCCTGGGCGCCCTGGTGATGACATCCTGCAAGTGCAACAACTAAGTTATTGCGCTCTTCTTCGAGCCTGTTGATCTCGGCCCGAGCATAGGTCAACATCTCCCGCGCTTGGCCGCCCGCTTCGATGCGGCGAAGTAATTCACCGCGAAATTTGTCAGCCTGGCGCAGAAGTCTCTTATTGTCGACTTCCATCCTCCTTCCGGTAGGATAGATTGTTGAATAGATCGCAGAGATATTCTCCTCTGCCGCTTCCATTGCGCTCAAGATTGTTCTGGTTTTCATAGTTTCACCATGCTTTCTATAATGTTATTTATCGAAACCATGATTTACCTCGCCAACCCTATCGCCTTCAGGATCGCCATCAGGCAGCCTTGCGGCTCCTCCGGCTCATCGTCCGGCAGAATAACCGGCGGCCTGGGTGCGTAGCGCTCGGGTTCTTTACCGGCCATGTGATCAATATCTGCGTAGTCGTCCATTACTCGTCCCATTCTTTCGGATCTGTCCCGCGCGTTGCATTTTTCAGCCAGGCGCCAACGAACAGCGCCAGCAGGATGCTACCCAGGCCCAGGACGCAGGCGCACACGATTGCCAGCGCCCATGGGGTTTGATTGGCGGGTGCTTCCTGTGGCCCGTAGCCACCGGAGGGTAGGCGGATCTCACGCGGCTCGTTCTCTGCCTTGCTCTTTGGCTTATTCGGCTCGGGCGTCACGCCATGCTCGGGCGGCTCGGTGATCTCTGGCGGAGGCTGTGTTTCAACGGGCGGCGGTTTGGTTTCCGCCGGCGGTTTCGTCTCAATGGGTGGAGGCGGCAGCGTTTCCACCGGCGGAGGTGGTTTCGTTTCTACCGGTGGTGGCTTGGTCGGCCCTGGGCGGAATGCCAGCAGGGTGAAGGCGATCAGCAGGATGAACAGTAGTTTTTTCATGGTTTCCCCCTATGAATAATCACATTTCAGATACGGCGCGATAGCAGGCCATAACGCCTCTGCAATCTTCTTTTCGTTTTCTCCAACCCGCGCGCCTTGCGGTTCATCGTTCTCAAAATCTTGTTCGCCATAGCGAACACGGTAAAGGCGATAGACTCCTGGGCGAACAATCAATAGTTTCACGCCCCAAAGAGAGTAATCGCCATCTTTCATTTCATCCGGTCGCGAGTTGTATGGATCGCGGTATGCGTTCATGGTTTCCCCCCAATCTGTCGTTGAACGACTGCCAGGAAGATGAATGACATCACCAGCACGGTGATGTAAAATCCTGCGTTGCTCCAGGTAAGTCCTAAAATGATGTCCATGTTCATTCCCCTGTTGCGAGGTATCCGCGGTAGTGTACGACTGCCCATTGCAGCGCCTCTAATTTACTTACGCCCATCTGATCAGCGATGGCTTCTAGGTCGCGCTCTGCATAATCGAGCATTGTCGGCGATTTTTTTTCTAGCACTGTGGCGATGCGCTCCAGCGCGGTCGCCTGGCGCTCGGCGGCCAGCACCGCGCGTTCTTGCAGGTTGTCTTTGTGCGCTTCAATTTCGGCGCGCTCTCGGCGCATTTCTGCTTCCGCAATATAGTCCTTCATCGTCTCATCTCCCTTTGTTGTGCAATGCCCGCCCTAGTGCCTGCGGTTGCGTCGCTGGCTTGCCTGGCGCAGCTTCCGGCGGTACTTCGGCTCCTCGTTATCCCGCTTGGTGTAGCTGCCGTTGCTCCTGGAGCCAAACACCACCGGCTTCGTTTTGGGCTTTGGCTGGCGTAATACTTTGTCCGGCGGGTTTCGCTTCTTGTTTTCTGGCAGCTCTTTGCGCGGCGGAACCGTATAATGCAGTTTCTCGCCGGATATAAAACGGGCCTTGATTAATTGCCATGCGTTCATTCCTAATCTCCTGTTATCTTGTGCAATGCCCGCCGCTGACGGTTATCCCGTTGACCCCAACGAGCGCAACCCAGGCGGCGGGCGGGTTGCTATGGCTGCGCTGCCTTGCGGCTGTTCAGCACCAGGACTGCCGCGGCGTGCAATCCGTTGGTAGCTTTGTCGATCACGATTTGAAGCTGCTCCTCGGACAGTTCGCCAAGCTGCTTGCCCTTCGGGGTGCGCATGTTGAGCGCGGCTTCCAGGGTCAGATCCTCGTGCGGCTGTTCCTGCGGGGCGGGTGCGGGCGTCTCGTGGTATTCGCCCTCGATAAGGTCCATATCCTCAATGTCCTGGGTGAAGAACTCCGAGGCGTTGGCGGCGATAAGGGTAGCGGCCACCAGCGACCGCTTCTGGCTCATCTTGTTGATGGTGTTCACCAGATCAAATGGCTCCAGGTTCTCAACCACGTAAACCTTGTATTTGCCATACTGCCCGGATTTTTCCTCAACCCGGATTGCGCGCGCCTTGTCGTCCTCGGTGGCCTGTTTCTCGGTGATGTTGCGGTAGCGGTATTTCTTCTCCTTGCTGTTACAGGAACCAATACCGCTGCCGACCTTCACGCCGTTGTGGTACAGGTCACAGCGGTGCTCGAAGTAGAACAGCCCCTTCTCGAAGTCTACGATCTTGTCGGTTACGACGAACTCGGGACACATCCCGAACAGGCTGCACAGTTTCTCAGCTCCGGGCTTCAGCAGGGTAGGCATGTTCCCGGTCCCAGGAACCACGCCATAATCCTTGCCCGATTTCATCACCTTCTTGGTGAACTCAATCACCGCGTTATAGCGGGCGATAGCATCCTGGATGCCCATCACGGGCATAAGGGCGGTCGTGCCGGTTGGTACGATTGCTTGGTCAATCATTCTCGGCCTCCTGTGCGGCTTTCTCAGCAGCCCGGATGCGCGCCCAATCGCGGCAGCCTGGGCAGGGTTCGTTTAACGGATTGCAAGTACATTCCGGGTAATTCAAATGGGCCAGCCGGATAATCTCGTCCACGCTCATGCTCTCGCTGATCCAAGTTTCTACCCATTCGTTGTATTTCTCCTCGCCCCAAAGATAATATAGCGGCATGAGTTCCTTCATCATGCGCGCTTGCTCGTTGCGCCGGTATTCCCGCGCATACCATTGTTCCATTGACTTTCTGGTGGATTGATGTATACTCATTGCAGTACCTTTTCCTTGCAAATGGTGAAGGTCAAGCCCGTCAGCTCCGGCTGGCGGGTTTTGCGTTTAGCTGTTCCTGCTGGAACAGCCAGATAGCACGGTCGTACGCGCTCTCGGCTGCATTGGCCGCATCCTTGGCGGCCTTGACATCGGCTGCGCTAGCCATGCGCTGATCGTGCAACTGGCACACATCTAGCCAATGCCGGGTGGCGGCTCTGGCCACCTTCTGAAGTTCGTTGAGTTCCCGTGCGGTGATCATTGTGTCCTTACGCCCTCCTATGTTTGTGATATACTGAACTCGAATACGCCCCATATTGACATCGAAAAATTACATCGACTGTGCTTGATTGGCTGTAACTGGCTGGTCGGGCTTTAACAACGTGCTGTATGGTTGTTCTGCCGTTGCGCGTCCCGACAGCTGCCAGAGCAGCCGCATCGCCCCCCACCACGCCGCGGCGTGCTCAGGCGGGCAGGGTACGTAAGAAACCGTCAGATCGACGGTCCAGTTCATTACTCTGCGCGCTCCACGTACACAACGGGGACCGGCTGGGCGTCGGCTGGATGAGGAAGATCCTCAATCCTGGCGACACGGTAAACCGACCATTCACGGATGATGAGCCGCAGAGCGCTCGACCAATCAAGACCACGTGCCTCGCCATAAGACTTCACGATCTCGATGTCTTCTGGATATAAGCTGCTGTTTTTCGCAATCCTTGCCATTTGTCCTCCTTTACTCTGCAATGAAATATTACACTGTGAATTATATATCCTGTGTGACAATGTGTCAAGAGTGTAAAAGATTAGAATTACAATCATTTTGTGGAATTTCAAGATTGGATCACTCGGAAATATGTTGAGTGGAGGGGAAACAAGATAGGGCGCGAGGGAAGTGCAAGCGCGTTTTCGGATTGGTTAGGTGTCAAACAATCTCTAATGTCACAGTGGTTGTCAGGTGACAGGAAACCTACGTCGGCCAAATCCATCAACGCCCTGGTTTCCCGTTACGGTGGGGAGGTCTACGATGTTCTCGGAATTTCACCAGCCTTTGAAGTAGATACAGAGATCAATCACTCAGTAGCCGAATTGGCTAAGCTGATCAATAGTCTGTCCCCGGAAGACCAAAAAGAGCTAACGTCCATCATCCGTTCGATGGTGAAGAAGCGCACGAAAGATGGCGAATAAATCGCCCTTTCAGCCCGGCAGCCTGGTCGCCGCCTATTTCCGTGATAGCGGCGGTGAAGCCCAGGACCTCAGCATCCCCCAGCAAGAAGCGCATTTCCGCAACTGGTGCGTCCAGAACGGCCTTACCCCCGGCGCCGTCTTCCGCGACGCCGCCCGGCCTGGCTCCACCGTCGCCGGCCGGCAGGCCTTCGGCGATATGATGCACCACTTTCGCAACGGCGCACAAGAGGCCGGGTTGGTCATCTGGTCGTATTCCCGCTTTGCTAGGGACTTCGACGACGCCCAGTTCTACCGCGCCGATATCCGCCGGCGTGGTTACCTGTTCCACTCGCTAAATGACGATATTCCCGATGGTCCGATGGGGCGGCTATTCGAAGCCGTTATCGACTGGAAAAACGAACAATTTCTGGAAGATCTCAGCCGTGACGTTCGCCGCGGCCTGCACGACCTGGTGCTCACCCATGGCGCCGTTCCAGGAACGCCTCCGCGTGGTTTCAAAAGAGAACCGGTTCAAATCGGATCGCGCCGCGATGGCCGCCCCCATATCGCCAACCGTTGGGTTCCCGATCCCGAAAAGATCGAGCTGGTCCGCCAGGCCTTTTCCCTGCGCGCTGCCGGCGTGCCGCTCAGCCAGATCAACGCCCAAACCCACCTGTATGGCTCGATCAATTCCTACACCACCTTTTTCTCCAACCGGCTCTACATCGGGATCCTGGAATTCGGCGACCTGGTCATCGAAAATTATTGCGAGCCGATCATCGACCAGGTCACCTGGGAGGCCGTCCAGCTGCGTCTCCAGCAGCACGCCGCGCACCACAACTTGACCGACCCCGGCAGTGTGGTCCACCCGCGCAGGATCGGATCCCGCTACCTGCTCTCCGGCCTGGCCTTTTGTGCTCGCTGCGGATCCCCGCTTTACGGATCATCCACTCCCCAGCGCAATAAATCAGTCGTTAATCGCTACGCCTGCACGCGCGCTGCCCGTCAACGTGACTGCGATCTCAAGCCCATCCCGCGCAAGGTCTTGGAAACCGCTGTGCTTGATACTCTAGCTGTCTACGTATTGCAACCCGAGGTGCAGGCCGCCAACCTTCAGCTCATCCAGGCGCAGCAAGCACAGGCTCATGCAGATCTGCGTGCTCAGCGCACCGACCTATCCAATCGGATAGGTGGCGTGCGCCGGCGCCTGGCCAACCTGACCGCCGCTATTGCTGAAGCCGGGCATACCAGTGCGCTGCTGGAAAGCCTGAACCGTTTCGAAGCCGAAGTCGCAGATCTGCGCTCGCAAATCGCCGCGATCGATCGGCAGCTCGCAGCACCGGTCCCCGAACTGCCCGCCGAAGATCTGCCCGCACAGCTGGAAGCCTTGCGCGCAGTGCTGTCAGATCCCAACCCCGAAGCCGCCCAACGCCTGCTGCGTGGCCTGGTCAACCGGATCGTCGTCGACCGTGACGGCTCCCTGGTCCGCGGCGAGCTGATTTATTACTCCCCACCGCCTTGACTGCCTGTGTCATCATCCCCCGTCCCCCTGGGGGCACCTCCCGCTAGACACAGCTTTACCCACCTTTTTGTCGCACACATTCGCCCGTGGAAGAAGAAAAGCCCCTGAGTTCAGGGGCTTTCGTCCTCCATCTGTTCTCTGACGACCATCCGCGTCAGCAGGATCGAAGGCCTGCGCTTGGGGTCTTTCAGCCCCAGCTTGGAATAAATTGATCCCGTCTGGTTTTTGACCGTCTGAGGCGACCGGCCCAGCATGCGCCCAATCTCGCGGTATTCGTAGCCTTCTGCGATCAGGGCGGCGATCTGCATTTCTCGTTTTGTCAGCTTGTCTTCAATTGCCAAATTGTGCGGCCTCCCCTGCGCCGCGAGTTGTTATCAAAAGTTGCTTATCCGATGCGCCTGGTAATTATCAAATGAGCAGTTTGATCCGCCATACTCCATAATAGCCAAGTAATGATAACCGGCGGCAAATATTTTCGATCCCCCACCTCCCACACTGAACGCTGATCCACTTGCCGCAGTGACAAAAACATAGCCAATTGACAAATCCCCGCCAGTTGCTGCATCATCGTCCAGGCCAATGATCCCAAGTCCATCATGGTAGGCTGTTATATGGGTTGCAGATACTTCCTCTGCTACGCCGACAACAAACTTCAAATTATGGGTATCAGTATTATTCCAATACCGCCAGGCATTTGTGGTGTAATCATGCGCTGTTGCATCTGTTTTGAAATTGCGCCGCGAAACGCGATTGTAGTAATTCCAGACAAAGCGGTTGGCGTCGCTGTCCTCGCATTGGCCAGTTGTGGCGGTTATACGGATCGTGCCAACATACCGTCGGGTTGTTGCGCCAGTCTTGACATAGATCCCATCTTGCAATGCCAGCGCGGTCGCTCTGGTGGCGTCATCCGTCCAGATGGTCGAATCGAGCGCAGCTGTCCCGCTGTTGTTATAAACCCAAATATCATAATTCTTATCTGCGGTGTAATCAGCTAACGAAAGACTAAGCTCAGAAAACGACAGCATTGTCCATGCGCTTGATCCATTATATAGGCCGATCAGGTTGCCTTTATAAGGCGTGAAATATACCGTTGTCTTGGCGGTCTGATCGCTGGTCGAAATTGGCACGCCCGTTTCAAGCGTCAGGCGCCCATTGCAAACGGCATAACCAATCACGTGCGATAAGGCCAGCTTCTTTTCCGCTGGCGATCCACCAGGATCAGATACAAGATAGGTAATATCCGTGCTAATTGGCGCGGTGATCTCGGTCAATTCGGTTAGTTTGCTATCTGCCATTTCATAAACTCCTATTCCAGCAAAAGATTATCGCCGCTTTCCAGAAGCAGATAATCCCCGGTTTCCATCAGTAATGCCTCTGACGCGTTTTTGACATATTCATCATCCGACCCAAAACCATCAACCTGGTAGTGCAAATCAAACTCTAAAAATGCCACATCTTCACTCAGGGTATCATCGCCTGCCCCGGCATCCCGGTGCAATCTGCAAACCAGCATAGACGAAAGCGTTTTACCTGTCCCGTCGATGTAAGCATTGGCCGATCCATCTTTGAACTGGCTAAGTTTATGCACCCAGGCCGTTCCACCCGCCGCGGTCGCGTCGGTGGTCATCGTTGTTGGAGCTGGAAATGCGTCGTCTAAATTGGCCCAAGAGTAATCTAGTTGCCAGACGACGTTACCGGCTTCAGTTGTAACAGGCGACCAATGCACGTGCGGGTAAATATTCGATCCTTCCAGCCAGTTATGCGGTAGCTGTATTTCAAAATAAATCTCGTCGTGATGGCCTTCCTCAAAGCGCAACGTGCGTAAACTGCCACTCGGACCAAACGCGTCAACTGATGGCGCGGTTACGCCCACCCGCGCCGAAGATCCAGATAGACGCAAATCGTCCCAGGAAGTAGCGGTTCCAACTAATCTAAAATTTCCGGTAGTCGCGTCAATCTCAATATAATTACCATTGCCAACGTCCCCGAATCTTATTTTGCTGCCGCTAACCGTTATTTTAGACCCAACACCAAGCGGGTAATCTTGCCAGGTCCCGCCGTTGTTGTAAATAATATCACCTGTGCCCGTCCCGCTGGTATCAACATCCGTCAGATCATTCAATGCTGCAGCCGCACTTCCGCTGCTGGCTGCTGTGATGCGCCCCTGCTGATCAACCGTCAGTGCCGTGTGGGTGTAGCTTCCTGGTGAAACCGCCGTATCTGCCAGCGAAATCGTTCCACTGCCCGTGATCGGTCCACCTGTCAGACCTGTTCCCGTTGCAACCGATGTCACTGTACCTGATAGGACAATATTAGTACAATCGGTTTGTGATAGCAGGGCTGAGAATGCAGTATAAGGTGAAGTTCCAATAAAAGCATTATTGACCTTTGTCAAGGCAATTGCCGGACGTGATCCCGAGTTGGTCACATAGGTATTATTTGCAATAACTACCCGATTAATCTCATTGATATTCGTGGCGGTAATATTGATCGCATTTCCGGTGGTGTTCCCCCACAGGCCAAACTCGTTATTCGTAATAATAATATCATTGTAAAAATAGCTATCAGTGGCAATGTTTATGCCGTTGCCTTTGATATTTTCAATCGAGTTCCCGGTAACAATTAGAATAATTGTGCCTGAGCCACTTCCAACATCGAGATCAATACCGTGATTGAACTCGATTTCATATGTAACCGCATTGATTTTATTACCGATAAAATGACAACCGCCCAATCCAGACTCAATCCTGATTGCCGCATCTGAATCATACGTGCCGCCCAGGAAGGTGCAATTGCTTATAAAATAATCTCCCGAATCAGGCACTTCGGTGTTTTGAATTTTCACCGCATATTTGACTGGATCGGATATAAAACATCCATCCATGATCCAGCTTTGCCCGGTCTGTATGTCAATGCCAATATAAAAACCAAACACACTGGTGTTGAAGTAATCCACCTGATCCCGCCCACCAGAACTGGCAACCTTAATGCCGGATCCTGCCGATGGCGTCCCCGCATAGGTATTTTGCAGTGCAATGTCCCTGAATTGAGCGCGGTCAGCCGTCACAGTAAACAATACCGCCGTTTGAGATGTGCAATTGACCTGGCTGGCTGTACCGGCCGCGAGCAGGGTTACGCTGCCATCGCCCTTGATAATTGTCGGCTGGCTGATGGTGTGCCCGCCAGTCGATTTATAGGTCCCCAGCGGGAAATACAGCACCCCGCCCGAGGTCATGGCGGTGATGGTATCATTGATCGCCGTGGTGTCGTCCGTCACGCCGTCGCCAACCGCGCCATAATTCTTGACATTGAACCATCCCAGGCCATACACAAACTCAAGCGCATCCTCAGCTGCATTAACTGCCACCAGCTTGCCTGCCTGGTCGGTGTAGCTGGCTGGGACATCCGTTAATTCAGTAAACGCCGTCGCGCCTGCCGCCCCTCCGCCATCCATCGGCGCAAATCTGAGATCATAATAATCCGCTCCTGTCACGTTGCCGTTGACCGCCGTCTGCCCATCATATAGCCGCACCGCCCACAGCCCGGCGTAGCCATCGGCGATATCGGGGATATTCCCGGTGGTCAGGTCTGCGAAGCTGTCCACCCCCGCCCCCTCTTGCACCGATAGCACCCCGCTCGAATTGGCCCGGATCACGCCCCACAGCGCGCCGCTGGCAGGTATGTTGCTGGTCAGGTCGATATTTTGCGAGCTGACATAGGCAGGCTGCCCGCCGACGATCACAAAACCGCCCGCAATCCTGACAGTCATCCCACTGACAACCGTCAGCAGCAAGTCCGTCACCTGGCGGGTGGTGATGTAAACAGGATCTGTCCCGTTTACCAGGTAATGTGATTCGGCGTGCGGCTCAATGTCGGATGCCACAATCCCGCCGTTGCCAACAAGCTGCTCCAGGTTCGTCCCCAGGATGCGCACCCAGCGCCGGTTATAGACATCCTGCCCGACCCAGACCGGATAGTTTTCGAGCCTGGGCGCTGCGCCCTTGTAAACCGGGATGGCGAGATCAGACCCAACCGGTCTGACATACCACAAACCGGTTGAACCTGGAACTTCAATCGTGCCGTTCCCATCGCCCACCAGGGCCGGCCACGGACGTTGGACGCGCCTGGACTTCCTGACCGCTCTACTGATTGCGTGCCTGCGTCTGACACTCATGTAGTTTCCCTCATCAGGTGCGCGTTGATCGGCCCGGAGTATGCGCTCCAGCCGCCCTTCTTGAGCGCCTGGGTAGCGCCGTAATCGTCGGAGTAATAAATGTCGCTTCCATCCAAATAAATCAGCTTGCCGCCCAGGTAAGCATGCAAGCCTCGTGCATTGGATAGCCCGGTATCCAAATCCGATGACGATCCCAGGTTACGCAGCCTGAGCGTCGTGCCGCTTTTCAACGACCACAACCGCCCGCTGTTGAGATCCCGTTGAAGACGCAAGCTAACCGCAACTGGAGTTTCGTCGGTGTCCAGGTCGGGAACCGACAGTACATCGGCAACGATCAGCTCCAGTGATCCGTCAACCGCCCAATGATAATAGACACCGGCAAGCTGGGGGTCAACGTTGATGTCATTGCTGCCATGATCTTCTATACTTTGTGTCCAGACAAATCCGCCATCGGTGGATTTCCAGATCGAGTTGGGCGTGCCGACATAAATATAGCTATTATTGGTTCTGGATACATCCAGGCATAAATGATGTCCTGAGCCGTAGGAGACTCCATTGATTACAAAGTTTGAGTATATGGCGTTACGAGTTGTCGGAGTATCATTTTCCCATCTTGCTTCCCGCGCGCCGAAATAGCCTATGTGCAAAATGCCTTGATCCCCATTATTGTCATCAACCTGCGTGCCGTCCAATGTTCCGGAAACATGATAACCGCCGTCAATTGGTGAAGCGGTTAAAGTTACCCAGGCATCAGATACTAAATAATTTATATAAGGCCATAGGTCTGAAGCCGTGTCATAATTTGTCGATGGCAAATCTCCCGTTGCATCGAATTCGACCGTCACACCTTCTACATCCGGTATGGCTGGATCAAACTGAGTCTGCGCATAATAAGTGATTTGTGGGAATCCAATATCAGGGAAAATCAAGGATGCAGCTATTCCATTGCCGCTGTTTGTGTAAACGGCAATCCCGTTTCCGCCACCGGCGTCCACGGAGGCAAGTACCGTAATGCTGCCTGCGGCTAGTTCATCTGCTATCCAAATTTCACTCCACGTTGATCCGCCATTGGAGCTGCGCAGCACAAAAGGTTGGAGATTGCCGGTGGCGGTGTTCGTGCCATAACCCAGCACATATACCAGGCTGTCCGTTCCCGGTGCAACTCGCACCCGCCGCAGTGCAACAATTGTTCCCTCGGTCAAATCTGTGCCGGTCCAGACCTCGGACCAGGCTGGCGTCCCCGTCACCCCGGTGCATTTCCAGATGCTTGTCGCCTCGATCACATACAGCGTGTCATTGGTCGTTTCCGGCAGGTCGCTGTCTACCGGCGTCGTCGGCCCGCCCGAGATAATGCTGGTCCAGGTCGGGCTGCCCGCGTCCAGGTCCGCCGTAATGCGCACATCCGTTGACGTGACCACCACCGCATTTGCCCCGGTCGTCTCGGGCGGCTCCTCAGGCGGTTCGGTGGGCGGTGGCGGCGGCGGTGGCGGCACGCCTCCTCCGGGGTTGACAGGCGGGTTCCCTTCGTTCGGATAATCGATACTCACGGCCGGCCACTGCCCGCCCTCCGGCTCAAGGTCAAGCTCCAGATAGACCTGCCCGCCATCGTCGCGCGTCATATCAACGCGGCGCGGGATACAGCGTAGGGTGGCTCCGTCTACTGTTACATTTACGTATTGGCGCGGCGCAACATCAATAAAATGATTATTGGCAGGATGGCTGACCCCGATGCTTTCGTATTCCGCCGCATAGCGCCCGCCCATCAACCCGGCCAATTCCAGCGCGGTCGCCAGATTAGGAAAATTGACCTCGGATATATTTTCAATATTCCCAAACGAGGCCGATACATCACCGGGCGCACGCCCGCCCACCGGCGTGACTGTCCCCGATGAAAATACCGTGCCCTCCGCCTCCGTCATGGCAACCTCGGAATGATGGCGCCTGACAATTGACAGCTCATCATTCCAATCGCCATCCCCCAGGCTCATGATCACCGGGATATTGGCCGTGCGATTTGCGATTGGATAAAGTGCAGCGTCACGCTGGATATATAAATGCGCGTGCCTGTCCGGTGTGCAGGTCAGCATCCCGTGATTGGAAAATGTCACGAGCTGGCCCCACAGCGTCTCATCGTCGGCGGTCAGCTTGTGGGCGGGCCAGGTCCAATCCTCCACCTCAACATCAATAACTTGCGTCATGTTGGAGTGGTGGTCGATGATATGTTGAAAGCCCTTGACAATGGTCAGGTTCGCCATTTTAGACCAGGCTGGCAGGGTGGTGGCGCTATCAGTCGGGAAGGCTGTATCCGTCAGGCCAACCGGCATAGACGACACCCGGCTACAGAATACGCCCGGACCGCCTACCGTAAATTCAACGTAATCCTGTCCCGGCTCACGAACAATTGTCTCTCCAACAATCCAGCCAATCATGATGATATTCTCGCGGTCCGTGATCGGGCCAATGCTGCCGGCCTCGTTTGCGAAATAATCCTCAGAGTAGATCACTACGCGCGCCCGGTCGTGGATGGTCGGGCGATCGTAAGCCAGCAACTTGCAAGCCCATCCGGTCTCCGTCTCTGCTTCCACATCGCTTATGATAATGCCGGTATCCGGGGCTAGATTTGGCCCCAACACATATACCCAGCCATAGCCGATGGTATATTTCCCCGTGGCAGCCGTAGCGCGCAATGATACTCTGAAGCGCCCGCTGGTGTTGTAGGTGGCGGTAGGCGTGGCGGTATCCTCGTCGTTGTATGACGCCGCGCCCGTGAACGTCCAGGCCCAGGTTGAAATTGTCGATCCAGGAACCCAGGTTTGCGAGGCGTCCCAACTGATCGTATCGCCGGCTGATATTACCGTAACCCGTTCGCCCATTACAATGACCGGCACAAAATTAGTAAGCTGGTCGGTATAAGCCACATCCACGTCAATATATACGCCGATAGGATGTTTCGGGAATATAGACCAATCATTGATGACCGTAATGTAATCGTCGTCGGATACCTGGATAGATGGATCGGCCCCAAGGTAAAACGTCCCGACGATTGGCGCCTTGCGTAGCCTGGCGATTCCAATATCGTATCCGCCCGAGGTGGAGCCGATCAGCACGGTCATATGCGCCAGACAATTGGCTAATGTGCCTGAGCCGCCGTCAAAGCCCAGTGAATAATTCGTGGTATTGATAGCCCCGGTTGCCCTGGCGGTATAGACCACATCGGGGTTGTCGATAATGGCGTGCCACTTCGCCCACTGCCCGCTGCTTCTGAGCTTGGTAAGCTCCCCGGCATTGGCGGCTCGCGTCATGTGGTCCCGCCTGCAGCAACCAGCTCAACGAATTGGATCACGAAATCAGAGAAGAACTCACCCACCTCCGGCTCGGGTATCTGCGGCCAAATCATCGTGGCACTGTAGCCAGTGAAGTCCCCGTCAATGTCAATCGTGGTGATATAGACCGCCGCACTGGTCCCGGCGCAATAAGACCGCAGGGCTGTAACCTCATCCCGGCTGATAGCGAACCAGCGCCATTCGCATTGTAGCCAGCCCACGCCGCGCGCTGTTCCATCTCCCAGCATCGAATAGCTGGCGTAGTGCGCCGGCGCCGGCTGCGGATCTCGCGGCACCAGCGTGTCCAGCGTGACCTTGTTCCCGACCGTCGTGCCAATCCTGTATGAACTTGCCATTGATTACCTCAGCGATCTAAGCATCTCGCGCTGTGCGGTTTCTTCTTGCTCTTTTCGGATGCGCCGGCGCTCGTCATGGGTTAGCGGGCTGTAGAACTGGAAGGTATTGCCGCTGATGGATGCGCCGCCCATGACGCCGGACACCGAACCCGCGCGGGCGTAGGCGGGCGCAGGTACAAAATCAAGCCCGATTGATGGCCTTACCTGTTGCATGCCCTTCTCAAATCCAACACCGATACCTTGCGCCATCTGATTGCCAAATTCGGCAAACACTTTAGACGGCGATGAGATACCAAGAAGATTTTTTACCCATGTTAGCAGGCTGTTGATATTTGCCCGGATCATATTGAGCAGCCAGGTCCAGCCCGCCTGGATACCCGCCCAAATGCCTTGCACCATCGATTGACCAGCCTGGCGCGCGGTGGTGTATGCCGTCCTGAAAACCCTGACTAAATTACCAATAAATCTAAACGCATCCGAGATAATTCGTTGAAATAACGCGCTCCAAATTGTCTGGATCATCCTGGCTGTATTGAGCGCATCACGCCCAAATATAACAATGGTGGCAATCAGCGCCCCGATGGCGATAATCAAGGCCAGAACCGGCGCAGATATTCCGGCAATTATCCCTCCAATGCCTATCGCTGCCGCCTTCAGCGCGCCCATTGCCCCGGCCAATAATCCAGAGCTTCCAGCCAGACCGCCAAATAAGACCTTGATCGAAATCAAAGCCGGCGCGAGTTTCGCTAAAACGGCAATCAGACCAACAAAAGCCACAAGCCCGGTCTGCACGCCCTCTGGCATTCTGACAAACGCATCTGCAAGGCCGTTGACTAATTCAATCAGCTTATCCAGCACCTTCTGGAAGTTCTCGTTTTCTGCCAGGGCATTACCAATCGTTTCTTTGAAATCGCCCCAGGCATTGTTGAGTCGTTCCAGCGATCCGCCAAACGTTGATCCTGCCGCTTCCGCAGCACCGCCGAAGCGCCGCTCTAATTCAGCTAAAATAATCGCTTGCGCTCCGGCTGTATCGCCGACTTTTAGCAGGTTATCAATCTGCTTTTTAGTTGCCTCATCGAGCACAACGCCAAAGCGCGCCAGTCCGCTAAACTCGCCTTCGAGCGCCTTGCCGACAATCTTTGCTGCACTCGGAATGTCAATACCCATGCGGGTGGCGATATTAAGCATCTGCTCGGTGGCCTGTGGCAAAATATCCCTACCGAGCTTGGTAAATTGTAATAAGATCGTCTGTCCGGCGATAATTGCGTCATCCTCAAACTTTGTAACGCGGCTAAATGCCGTCGCCATATCTGAGACTTCATCGGCCGTCACACCAGCCGCGCCGCCAGTCGATTTAATGACTTGCTCGAGCTGTACCATGCCATCCTGCGCCTCGGTCGCCTCCATGATGGCATCTTTCATAAACCCGCTTAGTGCATTGCCAAATTGCTGGATTTGCTGCGCCGCCAGTACGCCCATAGCGGTATCAAAAGCCGAGCCGGTGCTCTTAACAGATTCTTCTATTCCGCCAAGATTGCGCTTGACGCTATCGGTGGCGGCCTTTGTTTCGTCCTTGCCCTTAAAGATGATCTCAATCGGGTTCAATATTCACCATCCACCATTGCCCATCCCATCAGGCGCATTTGATCTGGCGTCATGTTCTTTGCCGATCCAGGGACGCCAAAGCTCTCGTTAGCCTCGCGGCTCGCCTGCGCTTTCTTTGCCAGCAGCCACCTATTCCAGCTCTCCACCGTCACAATCTCCGATACATCTTGCGGATGACAGCCGAACTCCTTAGCATACTCAATTTCCAGCATCCAGGCAGGCACAATATTCGAGCTTTGCCGCGCCCAGGCTTTGAGCGCGGCTAGTTCGATAAAGGGACCGATTTTTTCTGGATGGCCTCCCCAAGTTGTTCGGCGATATTGGACAACTCATCATTGGTCATGTCTAGAACTTCATCGAGTGTATAGTTTGTGTGCTTCGCTAGAAACTCATGAAATTCATAAAGATCAAAACCTTTTTTGGTCATTAACCGCATTTCGCGCTGGGTTATTGAGCCAGGATCAGTTAAAAACTCTAATGGCTTATCGGGTATTGTCATTCTGTGCAGCTTTCTGCCTACGTGCTGTATGGCGCGATGGTGATCGGCCCGTTGTTCTGAAGCTGGGTCGTCAGTGGGATCGGGTTGGTGGCCGCTGCCTCCAGGTCGATGTTCATCCCGGTAAATACCCAGTCGCCGCTGATCTTCAAAGATCCAACGGTCTTTTGTGGGATATAAAACGAGATGGTGCGGTCTGCGATGGGTAGCGATTCGTTGTACCAATCAGCGAAGTAATCCGCAGCCTCATTCGAGGCCGTAGAAAACCAGGCAGCCAGGTCGATGGTGCAATTCTTAGCCATCATCACCCGGATCGGCCAGGGGTCGTTAAACACATTCCCCTCGCCGACGATCATCTCCAGGTTGATAGTGGCCTTGTTGTGCGACCCGGACAGATCCACCGTGGTCGTCCCGA